ATTTTTTTTTTTTTTTTTTACTTGAGCAACTTGAAGTTGTTGAACTTGTTGATGTACTACTAGAAGTACTACTAGAAGTACTATATGTACTACTTGTGCTCGCACTACTTTGTATTGCAGTGTAATTTGTATTATCGCTTGATTGAATTACATTTCCTGCTGCCTGTAACGATGCTGCTGTAATTTCATCAATGATTTCTATATCGTCCACTGTAGCTCCGCTTATCAGTATTTCATCTGGTTCAGATTTAATTTGAAACAAACTACCAAAAACCTGTGTTTCTTGTTTAGGAATCATTAAGAAACTTACCAATTTAGGACTTAGCTGGCTTAACACATAAGCACTAAGTTCTTGGAAATAAAATGTTTCTCCAAAATCCCAATTTTCTAAAGCAAAAAATCTATCTATTGCACTGATAATATCTGCTTTCAATTCATTATTATTAGTAACGATAGTATTATTCTTAACAATCTTAAACGTAACTTGCAGGTCTTCTTTTGCTTTATTACCAAAGAGAATTTTATATTTGGCTGAATGATAAATTAATTCATCACTGATAGATTTAATTGCATTAATCTTGCTTCCTAGTTGTCTATATAATTCATCATTACTAGGCGGCAATGGTTTAGTTCCTTCATCTGCTTTTAGCCATACTCTTATTTGATCATCGTAACTTTTTGTCATTACATATGTGTCAATAATATTACTTACAGCAGGATCTATTCTATAGTTACTGTCAGCTACATGAGCATAGTGGAACTTTAAATTTGATCTGCCTTCATATGCAAGATAATCTATTACAAGGCTTGTGTTATTTGCTGCCTTGTTTAACTTTTTGAATACTTTTTCTTCTAGCAAATAGAATATTTGCCCTTCTTTTCTTGAACTATAAGGTGCAATAGCAGATTCATTTTCTACAATCAAAATTGTATCGTTTGTGTTTGAAAAATATTTGTAATTTTCTACACCATCTGAACTAATGTACTTTTGCTGGAATACAATTTTATCTGTATTTTCTACTTCTGTATTATTGTAGTCAACTAAGATATCAAATAGTTCAGGATCGTCTACAACTCCGTCATCGTCAGAATCTAAGTAAGTAACTATTATTTTTTTAGTATCTACATAACCTTCTTTATCCCTGTACGCATCTTGTATTGTCCAATTAAAGTCTCTTGTATATGGACTTGTACTACCTTGGATTGTGTTAATGTTTAGAATATTAATTTGGTCTCTATATGTTTTTCCGGTTTTAGTGTCATATACTTTGTCACTGCTGTCAAAGAAAAACTTAATTTCAGTATCACTTTCAAAAACAAATCTTAAATTTCTGTAGAAAATTTCATATGTAGTACCATTTGTCTTAAATCGTAACAGCCAACTTGCGTCTAGATTTTGTCCACTAGCATCACCTGTTTTACCTATTGCAAAATCATCAGAAGTGTTTACATCTTCACCAAGCACTAGTTTCCATTCTCTATCATTAGTATCATATCTAAGTGCATAATCGTTTAGATTAAATGTTTGATCAATAATTTGAGCCTTCAAATCATCAGTTAATGATCTGCTAAACTTTGGTATAATCTCTGATAATATTGCATCAGTAGGAATGTTATCATTTATTGTAATAGCTCCAAATCCATTATCATCAACACTTGTTCCATCATCAACTACAGATATAATTTTGCTCCAAATATATTCTTTAGTATTTTTCTTTACTGCTGTTCCTTGAACAAGATTATTATTTAAGTCAAAATAATATCCGCTAGGCGCAGTAAATTTAATCAAACTACCTGCTTCAACAAATTTTAAACTGTTTGCTGTAAATGATCCAACTTGCACAATAGTATCGTCCACATCTTGAATATTACCTGTATAAAAATTAGTTGCTTGTGTAGCAGATTTCCAAGTAACATTAAGATCACTAATAATACTTCTAGGAAATTTATCTAAGTAAAAGTTTCTTATATAAGTGCTTGAAATAATCTTTTCAACAGTATTGTTTATAATACCTTCAATATCGCTCTGTGTTGTGAAACTAAATTTAGTTTTTTCTGCAAATTCTTCTTTGTATATAATCCCATCTGTACTGAATAAATCAGTGTTACTATATTTTCCGCTTGTGTCTTTTAAGTCAAAATTACGGCTTATTCCTGCACTTATACGATTGGTGCTTTTTGTTTTAATAACATCTTGACTTATAGCAAATGGACCGATGTTATAATCTTCACCTGTAATTAATCTATTTTGTGTATAGTAAGTTGCAGGTGCATTGGTCTTAATTTCTTCATTACTTTCAGTAGGTGTAGCATTAGAAACTGTATACTTTAATTCTAATCCTATAGTAATAGTTTCTAAACTACCGTTTCTAGATTGATACGGTACCTTTATTTCTACAGTGCCGATAGAACTAGGTGTAACTACCATACTTCTGTTTGCGCTTGTTCTGTAATATGTTTTGAAATTGCCTGCAGGTAAATTACCAAATACACCGTCACTAAAGATAAGACTTATTCTATCGCCAACTCGTGTGTTTACTGCAAATACATCTGCAATTCCTTGGAATAAATTGTTGTAGATTATGTTATTACCTTCAACACTTTCTATCTTTGTCCAAGGTGTTGTTTCTATTCCTGCTGTATCTATGCCGTAAAGCCAAACATCTGTATCATTAATATTTGTAGAGTCAATTGCTACAGCTTGATTTGGTGTAGGATTTGAAACATTAAATTGACCTTCTTCTAATTTACCTTGGCGGAAGTGCATAAAGAATCCTGTGTTAATACTTGCTGCGCCTTGTCCATCATCTCTAAACAAGAATGCAGGACTATTACCAGGTAAAGGTGCTTCTTCTACAAGATCTTGATTTTGTATGTCTACACTTACAACTTCAAATCTAGTTGTAGAACCTTCTATTCTTTTTGTAAACGGATATATTGCTTGCCCTGTATTAGTTGCATTTAATTTATATTTTTGTGTTACAATATCACTTATTGTTTCTGTTTTAAGAGGATTACCAATTGTGTTTTGCACAGGCAATGCACTGTTTAATATTTTAATAAACTGTTCAAAGTAATTTCTGTTTGTTTGATCATTCCACTTGATTGTGCTATTTGCTAAGTTAAGTCCATTAGAATCGAATACACTTTCTGTAGTTCTTACTGTGGATATTTTTAACAAGCCATTTGCACATTGGTTTCTTCTAGGATTATATGCCAACATACGAGCCAAGCGCAAAATGCTTTCTCTACGTTCTGCTGTTTCTAAAAAGTTTTCTCTAGAATTTAAATCTATACGGAAAGATAAATTTTGTCCAAGGAAAGCAATCATGTCAATGAGTGCAAGATATTCTGAACTTTCAATATAATCGTTAAAGTCTTCTGGATAATTTTGACGTAGATATTGTATCATTGTACGTCTAAGATTATCAAAATCATAGCTTTGGAAATCAGCATTTCTAAAAGACTGATATATACGCTTCCAATCTTCTGCAACTAATAACCTAGACTGTCTATCTGTAGATGACATGGCATTTCCTTTTATACTAAGGTATTTATCTGAAAAGTAAACTGAGCATTTAACTCAGGCCGTTGTTTTGGTCAAATTTGAAGCGTAATGTATCAGCTATATTATAGTTCAAAAATGTTACTGTTGCTTCAACATTTATTCCATGTTCATATGTATCTACAACAACATCACTTGCTTGTAAGCGAGGATCATAGTTTATAATTGTAGTAACATTTTCTACTATTGCTGTGCTTATTTCCTGTGTAAATGGTTCGTATAATAGGTCCCAAATAATACATCCAAATTCAGGATCACTTAATTTCTCACCTTGACGAATATGGAAATGGTTTATTAAATCTTGCTTTACAAGTTCAAAATCATACAACGTCCAATCATTTGTATCAGAGTACACAGACGAAAATCCTCTATATGCTCTGCCACTTGATTCTGTTTGTGCTTTTGCAGGCACAGTTACCCTTTTGTATAAATTTTTTTCTAACTCGCTCATATTGTATTTAACCTACAGTAGGTGTTTCATTATCAACAGCATCTGTACTTGCAAGAGTAGGGCGTCCTTGTGCATTAGTATATTGTGCTAGGTATTGCAAAGCATCTGCTTTTTCGTTTCTAAATC